ATTTTTTTGCTCCGTATATACTATACAATTGAATACTACTAAAAAATGATTCATTCATTGGTCTTCTTAAACCAAAGTCAATATTAGCACTTTCTGTATAAGTGTCTGGGATTTTTGTATATTCAGGTAATGAGTGACCCGAATCTGAATAATACCATGTGTAATAACTATTCCATAAACTTTTTGTAATATCAGACATGTCGTCATGGAAACGTATTTGTACAGGATTATAATTTATTTTTGTTTGTACTGCTCTCCAACGATTGTATTGATTCATTAACTGTGTATCAAAAGTATACGACGGCAAATCAACAGATTTAACTAGCATACTTGCTTCACGTTTAACGTCATCAGGAACAGCATATTGAGCCGCCATTGGCCCAAAATTAAACACTACGAAAAATGTAAATTTTTGTTTAGGTGCTAATCTATAATTACCATCTCTAAAGGTCTTAGAGGCATGGCGGTAATCACGCAAGAGCTTCTTGGTTCCCCAATCTTTGGCAGATACAAAGCGATCTGAATCAGCCATTTACTTACCCTGTAATCGTCGAGCTTCTAGTTTTTGAAATAGATGAACCTATACCTGCTCCGTTATTACCAGTTGGTAATTGTACAGCATTATCAAATCTAATTGACATAGTGATATTTGCTGGCTCAGATGAAGCATAGTTTAAATCATTATAGTTAACGTTTTCAATGTAACAACCGTAAATTTCCCACTCTTCTAAAGAGATAGGAGAAGCATTACCGTTACCACCGTCAAGTATTTCAAAGCGTGTTAAGAACTTATAGTCAATACCTGATGAAGCAGATGATTGTTCCATAAAGTCAAATTGTCTTTGAACTTGCTCGCCGATTAGTTTTGTTACATGACTTGAAACGTCGTCTCTGATGTTAACTGAGAGTGGATCCCATGTGTGCTTACCAATGATGTTAACTTTTGAGTTGTAAACATCAACTGGAATTTGCTCGAAGTTAACACTAGGTCTTGTTATGTCCATAACTTGCTTTGTAAGTTCTGCTCTTGAAGATGTTACTCCGAAATTTTCAAAACTCACCCTAAAGCGATATTTAAGTTTTGGCATTAACAAGCCTTGGTTAGAGGCACTATTTCCACCACCTGGTAAAGGTACTGTGAATTTGTTTAATGAACTTACTGACATATTATGTCTCCTTAAAATATTATTATTAATACAATATTATTTATCTGATACTGCCACCAAAAAAATAGGGCGGTTTAAACGCCCTATTTCAATGATTTTATTAATTATTAACCAGATATTGAACCTGTGTTTTGGATTCTAACCGGTATGTAAATAAATTCAACTGATTTAACTGGTTCAATAGCAACGTCTATGTATAGTTCATTTCTGTCTATTCTAGCCGATGTATTGTTAGTTTCATCACACACTACCAGGTAATCATATAAACCACGTTTAGAAACTAAGTCGTTCATTAATGATTCAACAACGCCTTTTGCTTCGTCTCTAGTTAGTTTATCATTTGGTTCAAATACAAATGGTTTTGTAATTTCGCCTAGTCTTTCTCTGATATATGCTACTAGTCTTGCTACGTTAATTCTGTCTAACGCTGAAGCACTAGCATGTCTTGTTTTATTACCAAAGTTTAATATTCCAACTCCTGGGAAGAATGAGATTGGATTAATCTTATTCTCATATAAAGTATCTCTTAGAGATTCTCTAATACCAGTAGTTACAAATTCTCCTTCGCTGTCAATATGTCCTAATGAAGTAGCATTGTCAACACCACCTCTTCTTGTTCCTGCTGGAGCAAACCAAGGATAACTAGCATCATCTGAACGTAATATTGTTCTCAACGCCATGTGTGTTGCTGGAACAACAATACCGTTACCGTCTAAGTCTGTAGTTCTACCCGATGGATAAAACACACCTAAGTAAGTATCTGCTGTAACCAAACCATTGTCGTTGTTATCAAGTGCTAGTTTAGTGTTAGTTGCCCAATTTTGTACATCTGTACTATTAGGTGCTAATCTCATTGGAGCATCTCCAAGAACAAAACCTGTATTACGTCTTTCGTTATTAAGTGCTACTAGGTTGCCCATTAGTTCTGGGTATCCTGGAGCAACTAATAAGTTAAAGTTACGTTGCTCTTCACGTATCTCATCTGAGCCTGTTACTGCTGATTTCATTGCGGCAACAATAGTATTACGTTGAGCATGTCTACCTACGTTTGCTGTTCCGTCTGATGCTGTTCCTGAAACACATACCCAAGCATTTGTTTCTGTTGGTAAAGTTTTGCCTGGAAAGTCAGTAGCATTAAAGTATGCTTTTTTATACTCTTTAACATTGTTTGAACTACGTCTTAAGTTAAGTGCTAATATACCTCTTGGGTATAATGCGGCACTTGGAGCATCAATGTCTGTATAAGAACTGCTTAATAAAGTTTTAATTGGTGTCATTGTAGATGTTGTTACATCATCAGTGGCGCTGTCATGGAATCTAAAGTCTCCAAATACAACACCGTCTTCAGTAGTCTGATCTGATGTATCAATTGCTACCCATTTATCTTCAGAAGCAACAGATTCCCATCTACTAATTTTAAAAGTATCTGGATCTGAACTATCTACCCAAAGATCACCATATACTAATGCTGTAGCATCTGACTGTTGTGTTGGAGCAGTTGCTGAAACAATTGGACCATTTGGTGAAGTGTTGGATAAGTTAAATCCTCTAGCATCTGAAGTTACTTCGTGGTAACCCTTCCAAGTAGTACCATTGTGTATCATAATGTCTACGTCACTAACAGAAGCATTAAACCATTTAGTTCCGTCTGCCGGATCCGCTGTTGGCTGTGTAGCACTTGCTGAATATGTAAACGGTTGCCAATTAGATACAATGTAATCACTGTTAGTACCTACTCTAACAGTAGACAAAGAATCAGTAAATCCAGCATCTTGTGTTGGTGTTCCTGATGTATCTTTAAGAACAATAATTCCGCCTAAGTCGTGTGTTAAAGTAATAGCATTTGTAGTAGTATCTCTTGATACTGTTAAGTTAGCAATTCCTTTTGCTGTTAAGTCAGCAACAAAAGTTGAAGCAGTTGTACCTGTCATTGTAACTGTTTGTGCTGTTGGCAAAGTTGCTGTTTTATCTGAAACTTGAATTGTAAATGTTTCACTAGCAGTAAATGTTGGATCTGTTGTTCCTATTGCTGTAGTGGCACCTTTAACAAGTCTCTTAAAGAATTTATAACTTCCTCTACCATTGTCTGATACGTCATACTTAACATACATGGCATCTTTTGCAATATTGATGCCGCCGCCTGCTACGTCTAAACCAAAGTTAGCAGATTGATCGTTGTTGTACAATGCCGCTGTAGTGGCTTCAAATAATTTAGTAGTAGAATTGTAAGTTTTAAGACTAAAGTCAGCACCTTTGTTAGGTGTTGTAGATTTAACCCAAATAGAGCCTGTTGGTCTTGAATATGTATCTGCTGTTTTCCACTCCGGTGGAGTAGTATGTGGTTGAACGTCAAATTTTGCCGCCCAGTATCTTCCAGCGGTTAGTCCAACATCTGTGAGGATAGAACCTGATCCAGCCGCTATTACTACTGATCCAGTGTTTGTACTGTCGCCACCTGTTGCTGTAGAATTAGCATAAATTTCTAATTTATTATTAACAACTGCCGATGATACTCCTGGTATACCGCCACTTGTAATATCAGCCGCTAGTGATGTTAAAGTAGTTCCTGAAGCCGCAATAGTGTCTCCGTTAATAACAATTGAATGTGATGCTGTTATTGTACCTGAACTTACTGTTCCTGTAACAGCAGGGTGTGACGACATCCAGCCATCTGATCCTATTTGTACCCAAGCATTTAATGAGTTCTTATAGAAAAGTAAATTTGCTGTATTTGTCGCATCAATGGCATAATCACCTACTTTACCAAATGCTGTTTTAGGTGTCGAACCTGTAATATTGTTAGCATCTGTAATTACTGTAGGTACTACGTTAGTAAATTTTTGTGTGGAAGCATTCCATACTTGGATTCCAAACTTTGTTTTACTAATATCAAACCATTGTGTTCCTGATGCTGGTGCACCGGAAGGTCTACCTGATGAAGTTGATAATTGACCTAAGTCAACATCGGCTCTCATTACATACGCTCTGTTGCTAATACCTAATACGCTATAGGCCGCCATAAGTCCGTATTCGTTAACTTCACTACCATGTAGTGCTGTTCCACTTGTGTTTTTGTAAAAAGTAGGTTCTCCGAAAGTAGTTACTAACTCTCTTTGTGAACCAATTAAATATGTTTTTTCCGCATTTGCTTTTGTAGTACCAGCGGCTGTTGCCGTGCTTGTACCACTCGTTTTGTCTTGGGCCGAAGCAATGACAATAAAAGGAATCGTACCAGCCGCGGTTGGTGCGTATTGCGATTCATCTGTTATTGTAACATCTATACCCGGTGATATTAGTGCCATTTTATTTTGTCCTCACTTTAAAAAGTTTAATATTATTATACATTGTATTTAGCGATTAACGTCAAAAAACTCCTAATTCAATGCCCTTTATAAAGGGCACCACGGTATAAATACTGTTATGACCAGGCCTGTATGTATAACTTGTAATGCTCCTGCGGCAGTTAATTACAAAAAAAAAGATAAAACTTACTACCGTAGGTTTTGTGATAGTTGTTTACGACAAAATAAAAAGCCTAATCGCTTTAAAGTACACGGATATCAAAAACAAAATACATGTGATCATTGCGGGTATCACAGCAAATTTCCAGAAAGTTTTTTAATTTATTATTTAGATGGGAATAAGAGTAACACTAGAATAGCCAACCTTAAAACAATATGTAAAAATTGCGAAGTTACTCTAGCGAGGCTTGGATGGTCAAAGATTGCTGGCGATCTAACACCTGATCAATAGACCATTGTAGTGTTTCTACTGTATCTTTGTTTGTAATAGTAAAGTCAAAATCCCAACCTGCCCAGCGCCACTCACTGCGATGTACATCAGGATATGCTCTAGATATAGGATTATCTTCTGGTGGTGGATTTTGCTCTCTGTTTAACTTGCCTGCTTCTTTCCAGTATTCCGGCTCGTCTTCTCGCCACACTTCCCAAGTAAAACCTTTAAGCCCTTTAACCATTTCAAGTTCATTAAAGAATCTACAGTCGGGTATTACAAAGTTTTTATCAGGATTTTCTAATATTTGTTGCTTAACTAAACTAACCCAGATACCATCAAAAAAACCACGTCTTAAACATTCAGTTCCGTAAAGTTGTAATACTGTTCTAGGAGTTATTTCTTTACCTGTTTCAGCAGACCAGTACTTGTCAACTTTTTCTCTAAATTCTCTAGACTCAACTGTGTCGCCTTCTAGCAAATCTCTTTCCCAACCGAACAGAGTTGACACGCCGTCTTTTAATCTGTCAGCGAAACTTAGTTTTGTAAAGTTGTGTTTTTCTACTAGATAGTCAGCAACTGTGCCTTTACCGTTGCCTATTAACCCACATATACCTATAATCATAAATGTATTATACTACAAAGTACTGGGCGTTGTCAACCTTTTTGAAGCAAGGGAATGAATTATCCAAAATACGCCTGTGTAAAATAATGTGCCTAATAACGTATTACCAAAGAAAGGTATAGCCATAACATAACAAGTCCACAGTCCAGCAAGTGTTAAACCATAATAACCACTTAACCACACACTAAAGTTTGTAATTAAAAAGAATATTATACTTGCCAATAAGGCATTGCCAAACACATTTCTAAACTGTAATTGTGTTGCTAACAATACAGCACCGTATGTCCAGAACATATAACTATGAAATCCCCAATACAAATCGCCTATTAACATAGAACCTAATGTTACAGGAATTGCTAGTAAATTGTTTTTCATAATAAAAGGAACAAATACGGCTACTGCTAGTATTGGTGTAAAGTTAGGAGGGTGTGGGATAATTCTACTTAATCCAAGTAAACATGTGAAAAATAAAACCCAAAGTATCTTTTCTACCATAATGTAACTTTTACTCCTGCTTGAACATTAATACCCATTTGGTTATATCCATCTGGTTGTTCGTATTGTTCGTCTGTAATATTATACACACCTAAATAAAATAACTTATTCTCAACTGACTTATTAAGTACAAAATCAAATGTTGTTATAGCATCTTTATCTATTCTGCTATATGTAGAACTATCAATGTCTTTGTGTTTTCCGTAATAGTTCATTGTAACTGTATAACTTAAATCATCTATAATTTTAGATATACTAGAATTATTAGTCCATGTAGGTCGACGTAATTTCTCAGCACCAGTATTTAACTTTGCTTCAGTATAAGTTGTATTAGAATTGAAAATATAACCATTATATACTTTATTCAACCCTACTTCTATACCCTTACTAGTACCGCCTTCTGCTACATTACTATATGTTGAATTACCATAAGTTATACTATCTTTTTCTGTAATATAGAATAATGCTGTATCTAACCAATCGTTATTATATCCTATTTCATACGAATCAAGTGTTTCTGGAGTCAAGTTAGGATTACCTGTATAACCATAACTATCAATTCCATACATTTCGTAAAGTGTTGGCAGTCTATATCCTTGAGAGTAACTTGCTCTATAATTATTATATGCCCAACCTATCCTAGAACTTTGTTTTGTATCAAAATCGCTTATATTATCAACCCTAGTACTAAAACTTAAAATATTATTATTATACACTTTATCTAATTCAAAAAATAACCCTGTTACATATCTATTTTCATTTACAGAACTATTGTAACTATTAATATTAGTTTGGAAATTAGCATTTGCTTCGTTGTATTCTAAACCTAATGTGTAGTCGTAACTTTCTTTATTAAAAGTATGCTGTGATAAAAACGTATCATTTGTGCTTTCATAAGAATCAACTACACCTGATTTATTATAAGACCTATCATGTGTACTGTTATTCAATACTACTTTAGACCCATTAAATGTTTGTAACTCTAATTGATTATTATTCCATTCCCAGTCACTAGTATAGTTTAATACGTCTGCTGATCCACTATCTAAATTACTATTGTTTATATCTTTTATTTTATTAAATTTTAAAATATACCCGCTACCTATGTAATCATAGTTTATATTAAACGTGTTTGTTTCTAAAGGGTCTTTTTCTGTTCCTTCAGGGTAAACACTTATACCGTCAGTAGATGTTTGATTTGCTACAATTTTAAAATTATGATTATCGGTAACATCTTTATCTGTTATACTAATTTCTTTACTAATATAATTGTTTGATCCTATAGATACATCAATATAAGAATCACCATATGTGTTAGTATTCATATCAATAACACCTGCCGCGGCATTAGGGCCAAATGTATTGCCCATTGGACCTTTTATAACTGTTACATGAGTTATTCCAACCATATTATGTTGACTTAAATCATCTGCTCCGCTTGGAGTACTATTGTCTTTTATAGATATACCGTTTAATGTAATTAAACTATGGTCGCTTTCTGTTCCCCTAATAAACAAACTACTAGATTGGCCTGGTGGGCCATTTTGTATTATGTTTACACCTTCAACTTGCTGTACACTATTACTGTCAATTACATCATACGAATATGTTGATGTTGCTAAGTCACTTGCTGTACGAGGAATAATTATGGTTATTTCAAGAGGTTTTATTTCTTTTTGTAATGTTTCTAAAACCAAATCTTCTGCTTTTGCTACTGTCATCATGAAAAGCAAAGTAAAAACGAATATTACTGTTTTCTTCATTCTGTATTATAGTGGAAAAACTTAACAGAGTCAAGTTTTTTTTTGGAGTTTTTATCCTATAACAAAACTTAGTGGTAAACTACCTTCAACGTAATTTAATAAATCTTGCTCTAGTTTCTCAAGTTCGGCCATTGCTTCTTGTTTTAATTGATCACCGTTCATTGTAGTTCCACCTTGTGGGCCAGCAATAGTGGCAAATTTGCTTCTTGCTTCTCCTAACATATACTTACATTGTGCTTTAGTATAATCGTATATCCAAGGTTTAGTTCTGTGATCTTTTAAAAGTGTTACGTCCGGCTTATGGTTATATAACCAAAGAAGTACACTTTCTCCTGTAGAATTTACTTTTCTAACTATTGTTAGTTTTTTACTTACAGGGTTAAATGTAAAATTAATATGTCCACCAAACATTCTAGCAGTTAATTCTTGGTATTGGCTAAACAATTCGTATGTTGCTAATCCGCCAACTCGCCCTGCCTGCATTAAGTAAACATTAACATAGCCTGCTTCAAACGGCTCAAAACTGTTAGCACCGTCTCCGTCACTGGATCCTATTGTTCTACGAAATACTTGCCTTACTTCTGTAACCTGATTAGGTAATGTGTATTCTTGTGTGTCTGCTACTAGTTCTAAAAAGCCATAACTTTCTTCAACGCTATTTGAACTACGTTGTCTATATGTATCTGCGGCTTTGTTGAAAGCAATATCATAATGTTGTGGGTCTAATTCCACATCTACCATGCCATCACCTAAACTGTATCGTACATAATCAAAGCATTTTTGCTTTTCAGTTTGGAGTTCTGTGTTTGCCATTTTTTGTTCCTACTTTAATAGTAGTATTTAGCCAGTTAGCAATAGTATTGTTTCAGGATTTATACGGCCGTTAAGTTTAGTTTCTGTTACTTTGAGGTTTTCAAAGAACTTTTTACGTTGTATTTTACCACAATTTTTAAACTCTTTGAGTTGTTCTTCTGGTTTTCTTAGTGTTTTACACACACTTTGCTTTTCGTCATACCTAATTAGTGTAGTACCTTTAACTTCTAATCCTGTGCCGTCACGTTTTTGTTTAAGCGGATCTATTGAAGAAGTGATGTAATACCCTAACTTTCTAGTTTTTATGTTATATACCCAAAGCTCGTTAGCCTTAATAATGTCTACAGGGTTAATACTTACAAGTGCTAGTTTCTCATCAGATTTCTTGTATTTTATTTTTGTTACTAGTTTTTCAGCACTTTTAGGTTTAACTTTACGAGGTTTACGATTAAGTTTTGCCTCTGACGTTAGCATATCACAAGCATCAATAATCAATTTATATGCTTTATATCTGCTTTGTATTTCTTCTTTAGTAAAAATTTCAAAACCTTCATCTAGTTGATTACGCCAATCTAACTCTTGTTCTGTCATTTTTGCTTTTTGTTTTGCTGTAGGTGGGTTAAGCAACTCGTGTAATTCGTTATAGCCCGGTTCATAAAAAGTTTTAATAATCTTAGCATGATTACCTTTACACTGATGTATCTTTAACCATTTTAATGGCGTAAAGTTATCTACATCAATTAATTCAACCCCTGACTCCATAACATCATCTATCTCAACTGTCATTCTAATGGCCGCATGGTACAACCTTTCTTGGATTGTAGGCTGATATACTTTAACTTTTGCTTTTTCTTCTTTTGTTTTTTCTTCTACAAGAGTTTTACCTTTCTCAATAGCACCTGCTATCTGAACTTTAATCCAATCTTTTGTTGGCTTAATAACACCCATTGTACCTGGCAATGATTGCCAGTGTTCATCTTCTTTTTTATTATAATCTGGCATTCCGCATAACAGCATACGGCAATTTATAGATGTTGTTGTACCTATAACATAACTAGGAACAGCCTTAGCACACTTAATATCGTCTTTGCTATAGCCATTTTGGTTCATCCATTCGTATGTATGCTTAACTAATTCATCTGTTTTAAACGTATGGTAATACCAAGAACTAGTTCCTTGCTTAAATCTATGATATTGAGCTCCGTCCCATTCTTCCCAACCATCCCACTTGGGTTCTAGCAACTTATCAGCCGCGGTTACTCTCGTTGCTCTTCTTTGTTTACGTTTTGCCAAAGGATTCTCCTGTTTAAT